CAGATAGGAGGAGCACTCGATTATCTGCGAAGATGCTGTATAACTGATCATAGCGTAAAAAAGCCTTCATAGGTCTTTTCAACTAATGCCTCGTGGTGAAGTGGTCTAACACACCGCCCTTTGACGGCGGTATTCGTCAGTTCGAATCTGACCGGGGTTGCAAATAATAAAAGGAAAACAATGATACCAAAAGATAAAGATGAAAAAGGATTTGTATTCGCTATAACTGTACTTGCAGTTTCATTTATAGTGGGACTAATAGTAATCTTTTTATATAGTACAGTCACACTGGAAACCACAATAGCAAGTAGAAGCGCGGCAGCTCAAGTAGCGTACTGGAAAGCCCTATCTAAAATTAGAATGGTTGAGCAAGTTATTGCTGACTATGGATTAGAGGGTACGGACGGTATTCTTACTAGCGTAGAATTTATAGACATAGATGAATGTAACAAAAAAGCTATAAGTACTGTATACGTAGGAGACTATTATAGATCTGTAGAAGTGCTGTTAGAGAATCTTTCCTGTGAAGAACAGGATGACCATGGGTCTAAAAAACGAAGACATGACAATCGCGATAAAAACGACCATGGAGGAAACGATCATGACGACTGGGATGATCATAATGATGGTGACGACCACAACGATAATGATCACAACGACGGTGACGACCATAATGACATATTTATAGAGGATGTATGGAGAGTCATACCAGGATCAATAAGGGAGATATAGACAACTATGAAAACATATAATATAAATCAAATTAGAAACTTTTTAAAAACGCAAGATAGTTTTGGAGACATATTTCATCACCTATCTGAAAAAAGTATAGACGAGGCTAACATTCCGTCTAAAATCGAAAACACAGAAGAAAATAGAGAGCGCTTGGCTTTAAAGGCTTATGATCATATGGATGAGAGCTCTATACGTGGAGAAATGGTGGACCGTTTTGAAAGAATTTATGAAAAAGATGATGACCACTTTCAGGATGACTGGAATACTTTTATAACGGATGCGGAAGAAGAGTAATGGGTGTAAATGAATGTGATAGAAGGGGTTGCGATAATATACTATGTAACAGGCTTAACGCTATACATGGGTATATTTGCGACGAATGTTTTAATGAAGCAATAACTAGAAAAATAATTAGCGCTTCCATATTTATGGAAGAAGATAAGAGTAGCGTAGAGGAAACAATTCCAGAAGAAGCTTATAGGGCTATGTATAATCAGTTATTCCCATGTATGTAGAAACTAATAAACTAATCGCCAAATTTATGGGATGGATACAACGAAATGAAAGAGGAAACTAAATGACACAACCAGAATTAAAAGGGTTTGAGCTTGTCGAAAGCTTAGCTTCAGGAACAGTATTTAAAATTGAAACTCCTGGTGATAGGAGAGATTCATTTTTATACTGTAAAGTGGGAAAAGACATAGTGTTCGATTTAACTCACACTTTTAGATATATTCCAGAATCATACTATCACTTGAAAGATGGAAGTTTAACAGTAAAAGCATACTTCGGAAAAGTAACCCCATCAACTCTTAAAATCATAACCATACTACCTTTATAATGTATATGGTTGTGAATGAAGGGACTAATGGACGTACAAGCTGGAAAGAAGAAGTTGATATAGATAAACTCTTAAATCCATTTGGCGCTCTTATGTATAAACAATTTGAAGCTAAACTAAAAAGAGCTTATCCTGGAGCTAATCCAGATTATGGAGTAGTTATGGGACAAAAGAAAATGCCCTTCTTTTTTATAACGGAAGCGCAAGTAATAGAGGGATTAAAAAACAGAAAACTGTAAAGGTTTATGCCTCCGTAGCTGAAATGGAATAGCACCGGGATTCTACCCCGGGTTATGTAGGTTCGAGTCCTGTCGGGGGTACACAATAAAAAAAGGAAGTATATGATATTTCATTATACAATACCAGAACGTGAATTAAAAGGAAAGGGTTATACTTTTCAAAAGCTATATGCAAGCAACCATAAAACTTATAGAAAAGAATTTGGGACGCATAAGGAGTATATAATTTGGTTATGGGTCATGGAAAAACGGATACAAATTAATGACTGGTATGGCCGTACTAAAGATATTATAGATTTATTTAATAAAGCTATAGCCGATGGATTTGAAAATAAAGTTAAGGTTGACCTGTTTGGTAATAAAGTCTTATACATTTTGCAGGATATGTCAGATAAAACGCGACCAGTTATGCTTAAAAGTTCATTCCCAATGGACAGTATACAAACTCTTGAGGGTTATGGGGCGTTTCATCGTAAATATCGAGAAATATACTTAGACATACCTATATTTAAAGAAGTAGTAGAAGAGATAAACACCCTAACCATTAAGAAATAAATATTATGTTACTATTTAGTATAAATCCACCATTTTGGGGAGTTGGACAGGTGTTTGACGATCCTGTATTAGACAGCCCCCTAGGAAGACAAGAGGGTATAGACGATGTCAGAGATGGGGGACTATTTTATATATCACTAAGTGACCTTAAAACAGTCGACGAACCTTTATTTAAAATTATAGTTTCAGGGAAAAATGTTTGGGCCAGAACTAACTCCTATTTAAAAGGTAGAGGGTTTACATATTCTGCAGAACTATATAATGATAATGGAGAATGGAAAAGAATTTAAGAAGTAAGGAGGGGTGACAGAGTCGGTAATGTGCCGGTTTGCTAAATCGAGGCCCGGGGAAACCCAGCATGAGTTCAAGTCTCATTCCCTCCTCACAAAACATTATTGGTATTCCCCGAATTAGGGGACTGAAAACAGCTGGAGCAGCGTAAAACGTGTGGTGACGCCCCCAGGAAACTGGACGTATTATCAACGTGGTCGAAGCATGGCATAGGCGTGGACCCTAAGTGTAGATCAGGCCAGTACCAATAACTTTGCCTCAGTAGCTCAGATGGAAGAGCACTTCGCTACGAACGAAGAGGTCGGGGGTTCAACTCCCTCCTGGGGTACAAACTTAAACCTATAACCGGTAAAACTAAGTGATAATAACAGTAGCGGGATCTCAACGGTTTTTAACTGAAAGGATCCCTATGGAAACTATTGAAAAAGCGTTTAAGAGCTCTAAGTTTAAATTATCCCAGCTTTTAATAATGGGAAATTTAAAGAGTTCAAAAGATATCGCGGAATACGCAGCACGACGTGGAATTAATTACCTTCGGTTATATCCACGATGGAGGAGTACTTCTCATAATTATTTTGATACAAGCGCAGGATACAAAAGAGATGTTCTAATGTTAGAACACTCAGATTGTTTATTATATTTTGTACATAACAAAGTTATGAATCCTATCAAACTAGGGGGATTAGCTAGATCTCTAGGTGTTAAAACCTTCATACATTTGGTATAAGAACTCTAGCAATGGATATATTATAAGCAATTATTTTAATTAACAAAAAAAACATGTAATCACGAAAGGGGTTACAAGGAACGCACAATGATAAAGTTAAGATTTCATTCACAACGGGAAGAAACTCACAGCAAAGCTGTACCTATTGTGAGGAAGACATCTGTAGAAATCACTGATGAAGATGCCCGCTTTCCAGAATTATGGGGAGAGGCTGTCCAGAATATCACTGATTTAGACAATAGAATAGAAGGCCGCAGATATGCGATTAAAAATGCCTTAAAAGAACACGACGAGATAACCAAAGTAATGCGACAAGAGATTTGGACTTCATTTTTTACACATTGTAGAAAAGCAAGAAAAAAATATACTGATGTCACAGTTACACCTCAAGGAGGTAATGCTACTTAATGGCAAAACTAAGACAAACAAATGCTGAACTAGCAATAGAAGTAAGCAAAAAATTTCGAGCAACAATTAGCGCTCGACAAGTATCAAAGTCACGAAAACGTGGGTGGATTTGGGTAAATGACAAACAAGTTAAATATAAAGCTCCCGCCCCAACTAAACGACAAGCTCCAAAGACTGGAAAAAAAGATGCAAAAAAATCCAAGAAAAACTATAGACAGTAGAATAATTTTTTGGGTAATAGCTTTCTTTTTTGCTTTATTCTTCGAACTCCTAGTAATTAGCATATATCATATCTTTTTACTAGGAGCTTTAGCTGGCATCGGCCTGGCTACTGTAGGAGATTTTATTGGGGGATTTGGAAAACCTAGTCCGCTATTTAGTTGGATTGAACAAAAGTTTTCTACAAAATGCCAGTCTTAAAAGTTGATTTTGAAACAAATCTTTTAACTTGCGAAAAGTGTGATTTACATCAGCATAGAGAGCAAGTTGTGATCGGTTCAGGGGAAACCCCTGCAGATATTTTATTTGTGGGAGAGTGCCCTGGAGAAAGTGAAGAAAAGAAGCAAATTCCTTATGTAGGAAAAAGTGGAAAATTATTAAGAAGATTAATAAAAGATACGCCTATATCTGAGGATGTATGCTATTTCACAAACATAGTTAAGTGTAATCCATTTAACGCAAGAGATCCGTTTCCTTGGGAAATAGATAACTGTTTACCACATCTAGTAACGCAAGTTAAGTATGTGGTGCACCCGAAAATAATAGTTGGTATTGGAAATATAATTTGTAATTATTTAAGCAAACCACACTCTTATGTATTATACAGGGAGCATGGTAAGATTCTTGATATATCAGGAGGAATTAAATTTATAGGAATTATTGACCCATATAAAGCACTAGAAGATTCAGCGATAGAAGATTTATTAATAAAAGATCTAAAATTAGTGTTGAATTTATGGAAAAGCTTATAATTATCAACAGAAAATTAAAGGAAAAAGTATGAACTTTTTACCAGGATGGCTACAAAGCTATTTAGGAAAACGACAAATTGCAAGAGTTTTCAGTAACTTTGATAGTCTGATCAGTAAATTAAGATCTGGAGCACAGAAGCTTGGAAAAGCTATGGAAAGCTTAGATAAAACTAATTTAGCTTATCAGAAAAAAATAACTGCAAATACCTCTCGAATTGGGTTATTTAATGATAAGATAAAAGAAGCTTCCACCTTAATTGAAAACATTGAAAAGTTAACTGGAGTTGACATCAATGGTGACGGAAAAATTGGTGACGAAGACTAAATCCAAAAAATTTAAGAGGCTGTCTTCGGGCAGTCTCTAAAATAATCAAATAACAAAAAATGAATTTAAAAAATTTTAAAATA